AGATATCTAAAGCAAATAGGAAAGAAAACAATCCTTTCTATGGAAAACATCATACAGAAGAGACGAAAGAAAAACTGTCTCAAAGTAGTAGAATATCTAGTTTAGGTAGAAGACATACAGAAGAAACGAAACAAAAACTGTCTGAGATTAATACTGGAAAACATCTTACAGAGGAAACGAAAAAGAAATTATCTATAGATAATACCGGAAAGCATCTTACAAAGGAGACTAGAGAAAAGATATCTAAAGCAAATAGGAAAGAAAACAATCCTTTCTATGGAAAACATCATACGGAGGAAGCAAAGAAGAAACTATCTGAGTCTCATATGGGAAGTAAGAATGTTAATTATGGAAAACATTTTTCAGAGGAACATAAAAGAAAAATTTCAGAATCTAATGGAATTAAGGTTATGGATTCTGATGGAAATATTTTCAGTAGTATAACGGATGCGGGAAAGTATCATAAAGTAAATAGAAAAACTATTAGAAATTGGATTGATAAACATCCTGAAAAGGGGTTTAAGTTTGTTAAATAAACTCATAATAATCAACGACTATGTAAGATACTAAGATGATATAGTCTAATCCCTAAATAATCTTTAGGGTATAAATGAAGCATGGGGGTCATGAACGTGTTTTAAATACAGAAGGTTTATTAAAAGCACCAAAACAATGTGAGTTTAGAGAGGAGGGTAGATGGATTTACCTAAAAGTTAGGGGAGGAGAGTTGAAGTATCCTAGACCTAACAATTGGGTAGGAGTAGGTAAAACAAAATTCGAGAAAGGTGACTTGATCGGAGGAGCCTATAATACTACCTCGCCCATTTACAAGTTGAACGCTCTCATTAAGCTTATGCGTTGAGATTGCAGCGCATTTCACAAGAATTGCTAGAACTATTTATTAATATAATAAATAGAATTAGCATGAAGTATATAAAAATACTTCTTCAACGACTATGTATGTGAACTCTAATTATACTATATTAGAGGTGATATAGTCTGTCTAGAATAAATTCTATTCTAGAAGAAGCGGCAAAAGGTTCCGACGGGACCCGATATTTTGAGAAGGATAATGTTATTGTATCTGATTGTTATGCTTTGAATGATGGGGTTATTCATTACAAAGAGACTAAGGAAGGTGATATTGAAGTTTGGATTAGTGATACTCAGTATGATTATAATCCAGATTGTATGTATTATTTTCCTGATGGTACAGAGGTTAAGAAGTTTCAAAGAATTTCCAGCGGAGTTTGCAATATGAATCATGTTATTGCAGAGTTGGGTTCTAATATTAATGATATTTACTTAATCTTTAGAAAACAATTTTATACTTTAACGGATGGAGGATTTGTATCAACTGGTTTATCAGATCTTCATGCTACACAGGAAGAACTTATTGAGCTTTTGTTTACTGGTTTGACTGATGTAACTGTAGATCCGGAGACTGAGAAGATTGAAGACATCCAATATCTAGGTACTCAAAGTGGTGTTTTAAATAAGAAGTCATTCTATACTGTTTTGTCTTACGGTTATAGCTCTAGAGTCGTGTCTAAAGCTCTCAAAGGGGAATTAAATCTTTCTGGTGACGTAATGACAGAAACTATATTAGGATTACTTTTAAATAATAAACTTGACGAAAAATAAAAGTAAAAACAAATTATGGGAACTATTAAATTTGAAATAGATCTTCCAGAATTTGAAAAAGAGTTAAGTATTAATGTAACTATTCATAGAGACGGTGAGGTGGTTTATACTACTACCTCATCTCCCTCTGTGGATAAATCTAATAATACTAATCTTTTATCGAGCCTTGGAAGTAAACCCGAGCAAGAAAAATGTATCTCTGTGGATGGAGATAAACAAAAAGAAGAAAAACCCAAGAAAGCATCAACTACGTCTCGAAGGGGAGGAAACTTGATGAACTTGGATATATGATGATTAAAACCAGAGAAGAGAATTTTTTGTTATGAACGATAATTATTATAAAATTATACTATCATATGAAATTCCATATAACATTTTAGACAGTCAAGATCCGAATATTATACAGGCGAGAGAAATATTATATGAAAAACTTAGAGATGATATTTTTCCGAAGTATGAAAGATTTTCGGTAAAGCTTACATTACATCAACTTAAAGATAACTTCAATTATCTTGTTACTTATGAAGCTTTTTTTAGATCTCTTGATGGTAAACCTATGGGAGAATATGTAGAGGCTCGTAGCTTAAAAGATAGTATTAAATCAGAATTAGAAACATTTTTTAATTCAGTAGATTGCGAATATAAGCAATTAAATATAAAACCATTAGTATAATGAGTAATTTTAATCAATATTTCAGAAACACTGGAGCAAAAATTATAGTAGATCGATTTTTTAATAAAGTTGATGCATATAATCCTAAAGTAAAAGTTGGAAAAATTGGATATTCATTTATAGAAGAACCTCCTCAACCAGCTTCTTACTATATTGAAAATGGATTAACTGCTACACATAAAGTAAGAATTGAATATACAACTATAACGGATGGGAAAGAAGATCCTGAAATGAAGTATGCAGAGTTCGAAGTTCCTAAAGAAATTGATGGTGCATTTATTATAGAAGGCGCTTATCGTATTTCAACTAATCGAATGGGATCTGATTATGACTGTCGTATTAAAATGTCTGGTACAGGAGATTATAAAGTTAATTTCGACTATGATAGAGTTTACGATATTCAAAAACAGATTCTGAAGATAAAAAGAATTAATCCGGAACTTGGAATTGCAGATAAACCAATTGATATAAAGTTTGAAGACATTGATAAATACTTGGAAACTGATAAAAAGGAGATCTTGAAGTTAACTGAAAGACAAACCAAGAAATTAATGATCAAACTTGACTTGGATTATAAACCTGAATATATTACACAAAAACTAATACAGGAATGTTTGGCCTTTGGAGATGATAGACTAAAAGACTTAATCATTGATAAAACATTAGAATCAGTTCCTAACAGTTTTATGCAATATATCTTTAGAAATAATAACGGAAGAAATTATTTTGCAGCAAGACGAAGAATTACATCATATTTTACAAAGTATGGTAAAATTCAAGATCAAGTAACTGCAATTAGTACATTAGCATTCCGTTATTTTAAAGGAAGTAGCGATAACAAAGGAGACTCTAGCCTACAAGTTCCCCCCGGAGTAAATTCCATTAACTTAGAGGCTATTTCCCAAAAAATTGTTATCCCTGCGAGCGTAGCATTTAATCAGACCTTTACGGATCTGGTTGATATCGCGGATTAATGGTTAGTCCGTTCAGAAAATAATATTCTGATAGAATTTTGTGAATTGCTGGAAATATCTTCTTGTGAAAGAGGATTCATCAGCAGTATAAAAATTGATTAAATTAAGGAAAGGCATCTATTATATAGAAATTAATACATTAAATTTTATGAATTGGCAAAAAATATATAATGATAATAACAAATAAGATTATAATATTCTAATTAATAATATAAATGCCAATTCTCAATAATCAATTTTTATATTCAACGACTATGTACAAGAAAACGATTAATGTTTTAAGATATAGTCTAGTAATAATAGAAATATTATTTAATAACGACACCTATTAATTTATTAGTAGCATTCTGATATAAAACATTAGAATGAAAACTCTAAAATTGCTGGAACTTAGAAAAGAATCAGCATCATCTCAAGCAAATAAAGAGATGTTCAACGACTATAGAAAGAGCTTGAAGTAAAGTTTCAAAGATAATATAGTCTATTACTTAATAAAATAAAATTAAGTTATAAAAGTAATAATAATACTAATCTTCAGAACTCACTTACAGTTTCATGTCATATTACAGATGATGATGTATTATTTGATGTATATGATATAAATTTCGTAAAAATAACAATAAAATATATAGACTATCTTAATAAAAAAGTAGCTGCCAGTGAATATGTAGATTATGAAACTAACACTTTAAAGCCAGATAAAGATGGTCAAGTGGAGGTTAAGTATAGGATGAAAAGAAAGATGGTTCCAGTCGAAGAAATAGAATTGATCGATTTGGCGCCTGATTATAGATTGTCTAGTACAACTCGAAGAATTCCATTTGTGAATTATACAGATAGTGTCAGAATAAGCATGGGTACTAATTTATGTGCCGCTTAAAGTAGTAATATTTTAAGTAATTAGTAAGTAAATTCGGTGAAGGAATAATTAAAATTCTAATACCGAGCTAAAGATAATAGATTTCTTTAGTGTAACGAATAAAGACTTACTAACCAAAATAAAGGTTAAATTTATATTCTAAACTATAATTAAAAGTATATTATAGAAGATTTGACATCAATGCTTAAACAGAGTATACCTCTAATTAATGCGGAGCGTGCACTTGTTGACACTGGAAGGAATGAAGAGTTGAAAGATAATATATTAAATGAAAAGTTCAGTTATCCAGAGGGTAAAGTAAAAGAAATAACTAATGATGAAGTTATAATTGAATTGCCTGATGGAACTGAGACGAATATTTTACGAAGAACAGCGATTCAGAGTATAAATGACGTGGCGGTATTTACAGAGCCTAAAGTAAAAATCGGCCAAAAAGTAAAACAGGGAGATATTATAACTGGTGCAGTTGGACATACTCCTGAAACATATAAGGCCGGCGTTAATGCTCTGGTACTTTTCCACGCCTATTATGGTTTAGTAAATGAGGATGCTTTGGTGATATCAGAATCATTTGCAAATCGTATAGCATCTTATAGTATAATTGACTTAATGATTAATGTTAAGAGTACTAGTGCTATTAAGTGGATCGCCCCTATTGGAACAAAGGTTAAATCAAAAGATGCAGTAGTGACATTATATAAAGCTGTTCGTCTTGATGCTATAAATCAGGCACTACAAGAAAAACTCGGAGGACTTTTCGGAGAAGGACATGATCTCTCCGAATATACTATCGAGGATCATTTAGTTGTGCCTAATAATATAGACGAGGCAATAGTTTCTGATGTAATGATACAGGAAATGAAGAAACCTAAAATTCCTAAATCAGTAAAATCACCTGACTATTCATTTACACATACTTCTCAGGATGTTATAGATGAATATGAAAAAACAAAATCTAGAAAAATTATCTACGAAAAATATCCAGAGTATATTGCAGCAGATACATTAGATCCTATTAATATGGATCCGGATGCTTATAAAGTTGTGTATACTGTTCGTGTAAGACTTATTAAAAGAACCATCGGGATAAATTATAATTGTCCCTTGAATAACTTAATTGATATTCAAGAAAATTTTGTGAATTGCTGGAACCAAGGAATCAGCATCATCTAACAAAAGTAAGATGTTCAACGACTAAGGACAAGATATAAATGATATAGTCTAATATCAATATATAAGTTATTGATTATCAATGGATTGGTTCTAAAATTACTTCCAGATATGGAGGTAAGGGTGTTGTATCAAAAATTCAATCTGACGATTTAATGCCTATAATGGTCGATAAGGATGGAAAACAAAAAAGAGTAGAGGTTGTGATGAATCCTATTTAATGAATGGGACTTAGATTTTTTGAAATCTATGAAAAAGCTTTAAAATGCTGGAAAAATATTAAAATTTAATCAGCATCAAGTAGTATAGTAGTATTTAATTACTTGTTCAACGACTATGGCAAGCTTAAATAATATAGTCTAATCTTAATAAAAATTTATTAAGCAAGAATGTATTCAACAATCAACCGTAGAATTTTTGCGGTTCTTAAATTATGTTAAAATGCTAGAAGTCTTATAGATAATTAGCAGTATAAGTTAAATTTTATAAAAAAGACGCGACAAATATAAATAAAAACAAGACGATGAATAAAGAAGATATTTTAGAACATAATAGATTAGTATATAAAAAGATATATGAATCTATTATAATAAGAGGCCTTGAAAGAGGTTTAGATAAAAGAACAGTGGATTATTATGTAGAAATTCATCATATTCTTCCTAAATGTATGGGAGGTAGTGATGATGAATCTAATTTAGTAATGTTAACTGGAAGAGAGCATGTGATATGTCATATGCTATTAGAACGAATGTATCCAGATAATCCTAAACTAATTTATGCTATTCAGCGAATATCAACTAGTAAAACTGGTGAACATCTTTCTCCTCGACAGGTGGATTATATTAGAAAAAGATTTTCTGAAACAAGAAAAAATCCTGAGAAAACATCAGAAATGAGATTAAAGATTTCAAATACACTAAAAGAGTATTATAAAGATCCTGAAGTAAGGAGGTTACATGGAGAAAAAATGAAAGCCAGAATAATAACGGATGAATGGAAACAAAATATTTCTAAGGCACAAACAGGAAAGAAAAAGCCTCAGAAAAAACCAAATCTATCAGATGAATTAAGAGAAAAGAAAGCTCAATTATGTAGAGATAGAGTAGGAGAAAAACATCCAAATTCTAAAAAGATAATGGATCCTAGTGGAAGAATATTTCATTCTATAACAGAATGTGCTAAAGCTAATGGATTAAGTAGAGAGAACTTATCTTATATAGTAAATCATTCTCCAGAAAAAGGATATAGATTTATAAAAGATTGAAACTTCGTCGTCTTTATTTATCAAAATTATACTTATATTCAACGACTAAATACATAACTACTGTGATAGTAGATGATATAGTCTGAACTTGAATAGAAAATATTCAGTTAACATAATTGAAAATTCCGAGCGTCCTTTAAATTCTAGAGGCCTAAACATTAATTATTTAGGAAAATACTTTAAATTGCTGGAAAACTTACGTCATAGGAATTTCCTGCTCTAAAGATTTAATTATCTAGAGCGGATGTAATATATGACAATAGATAATCAGCAAAAGGGATATTCTTAGCTTGATTTAAGTAATAAAATCCTTTCTCAACGACTATAGTAAGTACTTAGATAATATAGTCTTCCTTAATAGAACATATTAATGAACCAGAGATGGAATTACAACTCGGAAATATAGCACACAAACTGCACGATCTTGTAGATAATTATAAGAAAACAAAAACAGGGCAAAAGAAGATTAAGCCCCTTCTTGAAACATATTACCCCGGACGTTTTACTAGTATGGATGTAGAAGAAATTATAGAACGTCATAATACTAGTAAAATCGAGGATATGTATTATTTCAATGTTGGCTGCTTCTCTACTAAATTTACTCCAGAACTTGTAAATCAATGGGCTGAAGATTTAGGTGTAGAAAGTCAGAGTAAAATTCTTATGCCTGAGACTGAATTAACAGATCTCGATGAATTAAAAGAAAATCTAGAACCAGAAGAATATGATAAATTAGTTTCTGGAATGTCTGGTAAGTTTAGAGAAGTAGATAAACCTTTGCAGGCGGGATTCATGACCCTTGAAGAGTTATACCATATACCATCATATAGTAATAAGGTTACATCAAGTCTATATGGCGTAGATATTAATGCTAAACGAGATGAACCTATACTTGGAAAGGGACGCTATAGACAGACAGGACAGAAAATTGGTGAGATGGAATTGGCCGTATTACTTTCTAGAAATGCGGATCAATTTATCAGCGGTGCTAGAAAAGACACTGCGAAGGAAGATAATCAAATGTTCCTTAAATTATTGAGGCTAGTATCGATACAAACTGATACTAGAAAATATCTTAAATTGCTGGAACAAAGTAGAAAATCAGCATCAAGCTGTTGTTTTATAATTAACAGCTTGTTCAACGACTATAGTAGATACTAAAGAATACTTATTTTAGATAATATAGTCTTACTTTAAATAAAATTAAAGATGAATAGAATAACTTATTAGGTCTAGGATTAACCGTAAACTATTTGCGGTTTTAAATTATATTAAAATGCTAGAATATTTATAATAAATATATTAGCAAAATATCTTACCTTAGATTATATCTAAGAAAAAGATATTCTCAACGACTAAATATATAACTAAGTTTGAAATATAATTTAGATGATATAGTCTGAACATAGATTAATAATAATCTAGTAACGTAATTGAGTAGATGATAAAGGATTTAACCAAGGTGGATCAAGTCTGAAAAAGGAATTGAATGACTTAAAGATTAAATTCCGTCGTAAAAATAACCTATTAAACATGGGAGGTAATTGATATGGAAAATAATAGCTGTTTAATGCTAAATTGCTCGCTTTATCTTCCAGTATCCTTATCTGCTATATTTAGTAGAGAAGATCTTAAAGATACTGGAATTGAAAATGAATCGCATATAACATTATTATATGCTCAAGGAAAAGAAATCCCTAAGATGAATATTCTTGGAGATATTGAAACTATTTTAGGGGAATCTGAATTTGATGATTTTATTGAATATATAAAATCTGAGAATACTGAAAGAATCTTAGATAATTTTGAGATCGGATCTTTTGAGAATGATAGTGATTATATAGTGTTGAAAATGAAACAAACCAGTGAATTATACAAAACACTTGGATTAATTAATAAAGGATTAAGAACAAAATATGAAGTTGTTTCTGAGTATTCCTATACGCCTCATATATCCCTCGCTGAACTTCAACCAGGAACAGCAAGGAAATATCTCGAGGATCCTAAGATTAAATTAATTCTAGAAGAAAGTTTTGTATCATTCGAAGATCTTGTTATTTCCTATGGACCTAGTAATACGCCTGTAGATAGATTGAGATATAATCTAACTACATTTAATGCAATTGATTACTTCTTTCATACAGAAAATATGAGAAAAGAAAATTCAGAATTAGATTAAATTAAAATTCCTCAGTAAATAAATATTTTCTTCTACTTGGAGAATAATTTTGCTGAGGAATTGTTTTTATAAAATTAACTATGTCAAAAAAGTCAAAATGGTCAGAGTATAGTAGTATTGAAAAAGTTCAAGAATTCATAAATTCCAATAATATTAGCAGTAAAATAGATTTTAAAAATAAATATCAATCTTTATATACTAGAGCTAGACTAAATAATTGGTTAGATAATTTAAAATTTAAGATAATAAAAAGAAATGATCTATCTAAATTTGATAATATAGATTCAATAAGAGTATTTATAAATAATAATATAAAAAGTAGAACAGAGTTTAAGAAAAAATATAATGGATTATATTGGAAATCTGTAAGAAGTGGTTGGATACATGATATAAAATTTGAAAAAGATATGAAAGATTGGAGTTACTATGATAGTATAGTTAAGGTTCAAAATTTTATCTATTCAAATAATATTTTAAATCATGATCAATTTTCAAAAGAATATCCAGGATTATTAAGTAAATGTGATAGAAATAGATGGAGTATTTACTTAAATTATATAAATGGTAAGATTAATAACTGGAATAATATTAATTCTATTATAGATGCACAAAATTTTATAAATATTAATAATATAAATAATAGAGAATTATTTACAAAAAACTTTAGTGGTTTATCTGATAAATGTTATAGAAATAATTGGATGAAGGATTTAATTTTCAAAGAAGATGGAATTAAATCTTGTTGGGAAATTAATCTTAAGATATTTCTAGAAAAGAATAATTATACTATAGAATCTGAAATAGTATCATATTCAAATTATTCTAAGATTGATATTTTTATACCAGATCTAAACATAGCTATTGAAATTCAGGGTCCATACCATTTCCCAGTAATGGGAAAATTAGAGCAATATCTATTTCAAAGAAAATCTGATATAAAGAAAAATAGATGGTGTAGAGAGCAAGGAATTACTTTGTTATACTTTAGCTATGATAAACTATTAGTAGAAAAATATGGATATCCCTGGTATATTTACACATCAGAGAAAGAATTGTTGGCAGAAATAGAACGAATCAAATCCTTATAAGTGTAGTAATAAACAAAATATTAATATTATGGAATCAGAAATTAAATTACCAAAGAAAGGAATTGTTGTTGGAGTTGAGTTAGAAAATCTTAATGAGTTTTTTAACCGAACTCAGCATTCGATAGGAACTACAGGAAAGTTTGAGATTTTGAGTGAACTTGAAAAGAAAGTAAAGGGAGAAAAAATACGACACTTAACTGAATATGTTCTTATGAAATATAAACCATTAGAAAGTATTGTATTTAGAATTTCTCGCTATATAAAAGGAGAAAATCAAGAGGAATACATAGTTTATTACAAATTCGAGGGATTTATTTCTTGAAAATAAAATTAGAAGAAGGGATAATAATTAAATCCCTTCTTTTTTCATGTCAAAGCCTTATATGTGAATAAAAAACTTAAATATAGAAAATTTATGAAAGCAGGAGGAGTAATAGCAACTATGATTGCTAGTTATTTAGCTGGAAAAGTTCTTTATGGAACAGGAAAAGCTATAAGTAGAGCTTTAGGTGGTTATCCTAGTAAAGAAGTAGAAAAGAAAATTGATGCTCTTCAACCAAAACTAAATGTAATGTTTGAATTCTATGAATCAAAAAATAATACTTCTAAAGTATCAGATCTTGAGAATCTTAATAAAAGACTCTCTAATGTTATTACTGAAGAGGATTATTTAGAAGTAGAGATTGAAGTGGAAAAGTTTTGGAATATTTATAAAAAAGAGCAGAAAAATTAAAAAAGAGAGGATTAATTTCCTCTCTTAATTTTTTATTTGCTTTCCACTAATTCTTTTGTTGCCTTTCTATGATAACCTTTCTTCTCAAATGCTTCAATAAAAATTCTTTTATGTATTGGATTTCCGGCCGCATCTTTTCCGTAGTATTGATTTCTCCAATGACCTCTTACACCAAAGGGACAATCTATATTTATTTCAGTATCGTATAGTTTATCTACTATAATTACTCCTTGATTTCTTCGGCCAGTATTAGGATCTTCAAATTGTGTAGGTGGATTTTTTACTTTTCCAGATAACACAGATTCAAATGTTTCAGTTTTTATTTCAGAAGTCATCAAAAATATAAAACTTTTAAATGATTCATAGATAAATCTGTATTTTATGCTAAATGATTCCTTAGCTTCAACCGAATATAAAGTTTGATTATAATTATTTTTAAAATATTTAATAAGATCATCTATAGTTTTATTATTTGATAATAAATCTTCTTGACTATCTATTACCTCTTTATAGTAATCTTCTAATGTATCTGACCATCCTAATGAAGTAAACTCATTCATCATTTTTGAAGGAATACTTTTAAAAAATTTATCCAAACAATTAAACTGTTTACAAAGTTTGTATGAGTTAACAAATTCATCCATGCTATATAAACAACCTTCTAAGTTTAATTCAGAAAAATTTAATAAATCACTCTTTTTTATTACTACACTTCCTAATGAATTAAATGTTTTTTTATCATTGCCCATAATACACTTTCCAATAAATGCATATAGTATAATATATTCACTTGTTATACAAAAAATAGAGTGGGCATTATAGTCTGTTTCCTGTTTATCTTTCGTACTAGAATTATATATCAATCCAAATTTAGCTTTCTTTTCTGAATTTCTAAATAAGTCTTCTAAGTTCTTTTTACTGACTATATCTCTTAATTTGCTAGAAAATAGCCGTTCTTTATTAAGTGAATAAAATCGAATATAGTTTTGTATATTACTTGAAATTTTATATTTTCTTATAGGTCTGGGTTCTTTACTTACAACTTCAAAAAATACATTTTCAAATTCAGTAATATGTTTACGGTTCCTTCTAAAATTTTCTAAGCCTTCTTTTTGTAAAACATATTTTACTGCAAATAATTTCTCGTAATCTTTTTCCATAATTTTTCTTTCTTTTAGTTTTTATTACATTAATAAGGATTTTGGGGAAATAAAAAAAGAATATCCAAATTAATGAATATTCTTTAAATAGTGGGCCCAGCCAGGCTTGAACTGACGACCTTCTGATTATGAGTCAGCTTCTCTAACCAACTGAGATATGGGCCCTGTTATAATTATGTCTAGTATCGGGAGGGGAGCTCGAATCCCCACGGGTCTTATTTTTCTGCCCAAAACATTTTAAGTGTTTCTTGTCTACCTATTCCAACATCCCGACATCCTTTTTAGTTGTTATTGTGTCTTGATAGATTTTTTATTTTATTTCAGAATTTCTTCCTCCATAAAATTGATTTCCAGATTCTATAAATAATATCTTTCAATCTTTTCTATCATATATAAGAATTTCAGGGTTTCTGAGATTCCTCTTTTTCCTCAAGTTTAAAATTTCCTGCAGTACCATGTCCTAACGATAGTACTAACTTTACTGCCTCAGGACCTCTCATGTAGTAATATCCGTCTGGCGCAGGTTTTTCAGAATTTAAATTTTTACTAATACTTTTAGTAGAAATAACTGATTCCTTCTTTGCAGATGTAATTGAATTATATGCTCCAAGAACTCTTAATTTATCTTTAGAAAATTTATATATTATATTCTCCATCTTTTTATGTAATTTCTCTTTGTCTCCAAGTTTAATACAAATATATTTTGTAGAAATTACATTACTACTTAATAACCTATCTACTCTGGATCTTTTAATATTGTCTTTTCCAACTAGTTTCTGGATATCTCTCGAAAAACCAAAATTTAAAAAGTCTCCATATAGATCTGCTAATACTATTTTTTCTGATAATTTTTCCAGAGTATTTACATTATTCATATTTCCTTTTTGATCAGTAACTCTAAGATTAGAAAAACTATTATCTGTTTTTATTGTATTAATGTGATCAATTATTTCTCCCTTTTTTAAATTTCTTCTTAAGAGATATTCCATAATAACTGTATGCGCTTTAGTACTATTACTATCAACTATAATATATCCTTTATTATTAAGTGTTCCTATTAATTTATTAAATCTATTTGATTTAATAAATCCTTCACTACACACAGACCATTGAGGATATTTCCAGTGTTCATACCAAGTATAGTCATCTAAGTTTCCAGAAAATCCTATAAGATCAAAAAACTTTTGATTATTTAATGATTCTTGTCGTTTCCAATAATATCCTTTATAGCTATATTGACTTTTTTTAGCAATCGAAGAAATGTAACGTATATCATATCCTTTACTATCTAAAGAATCTATTGTAAATAATTCATTTCCCTTTTTATCCATTGCAGTATATTTAATTCGTTTATCTTTATGAACTGGTAAGCGTCTATCTGGACTATTATTTTCACTTTTAGTAACCCATTCTAAGTTAGATAGGTTATTATTTCTTGGATTATGATCTATATGATTAACTATATTATATATTTTTGGTTCTGAATTATTATAGAAAATGGTAGCCATTATTATATGAATAGATTTTGCTTTTCTTTTATGCTTTTCTATATATTGTGGAGAGATTGTAGTATATCCAAATTCATCTTGTTGTTGTTTTAATAGTTGTTTAGTGTATTTATTTCTAACTTCAGATTTTTTATTAATCTCATATATATCCTTAATACCTGGATATACTAATGGAATAAATTCATAGTCAGGGAGATCTGGATATTTTTGATCTTGGCGATTAAATGGTTTTTCTTTACACATAACAAAAATAGTTTCTAAATTAAACATCTTTTTCATCACACATATAAGAGAAAAAACTTAAATTTTACGTGTTTTGTAAGTTTCAAGTTTTAATAATATAAAATTCAAGTATATAAAAATAAGAGAGGTAGAAAATGTATCTAACCTCTCTATGTTATTTTACATAAAAATATCTTGACCATTGATCTGTATTCTTATGTTTCCGAAGGGATTGCCTCCGATTATGCCACTAGTTCCAGGGATTTCTTCAGGGATCACCTCTTCTATGACATCTTCATCATTACTAATGATAGTTGGTAATTTTTCTTCGTCGATTGATTCTATTATTTCCTCTTCCATAATTTATTTTCTATTAAAACAATCCAAGTAAATTAGTAATGTCGCCGATATCAGTATTACTAATTCTAGACTCCTCTACTTCTACTACTTCACCTTCTTGATTTACGTATCTAGTGCCAGGGAAAACTATTTCTTTTTTCTGAATTGCTGCCTTGTATTCATAATTTTCAGTAGATTCTTTAAGTTTTTTTACCCAATATTTAGCATAGTCGCCTTCTACTGTTTCAGGATCATATGGTTCTTCAAATAATCCTTCTTTTGGCTGGGGGCATTCCATTTTTACTTTAATAACTGAATCTTCATTTTCAGTATCAGTCATTTCATATTCCCAATAAAAGTAGTTTTTCTTTTTATTACTTTTATATGTACCTTCTGTCTTAAGGTCATCCCATATATTTTTAATAAGCTCCACAATATTAGTAGTACTTGCTTGTCCTGGAGTTAATAAAATCTGTTCTTGAACTAAAGCATTTTCAATAATAAATGCTTGTCCTTTAATTATTTTTGATTTACTCATTGTTTATCAATTTTTTATTTATTTATTTATTTTCAGGTTCAAATTCCCAAGCTCTTCCATGACCTTGAGATAATATTAATTCAACTGCTTTATCTCCTCTGAAATAATAATTTCCATCAGGTGCTAACTTTTCTGAATTAAGATATTTATTAATAGTAGTCTTGCTTACTTTAGTTTCTACTTTTTGTTTATACAGTTTAATATTAACAAATGCACCAATAACTTTCATTTTATCATTAAAAATGTAGAAGCTACTAATCTATGTAATCTTATACCTAATCTTTTCTTATCATCACTATTACTAAAGAGATGTATTGAATAATAATTTCTAATTTTAGAAGATTTTAATAATTTTCCTGTTTCTATGTTTTTAATCTGTCCTAATTTATTAATATAGTAGATATTTTTTACAGTATGTCCATTAGAATGAGTATACTCTATTGGGATAAATTCATTCTCTGGAAGGTCTGGATATTTCTCTATTCGTTTCAGAAGAGATATTCCGTTTGAATCTGTTTCATCAAGGTATAAGCTACTATTATTCACTTCATCTTGATTTTCTGTTGTGTGATGTTTCATAAAAAGTTTGTTTAATTAAAATTATTTAATTATATTTATATCATAAAAGTTATTAATAAAAAGGAGAGATTTAGAATGATAAAGTTTGCAACCTTTATTAAACTTATCTCCCCTATAACTTTTATGAAACAATAAAAGAACACTAGATCGATCTATAAATATTTCTTTTATAAATTTTTCTAATGTTCTTTCATATATTAGGTTTTAACCTTTCTCTAAGTGCATTTTTATCATTTCATATTATCACTAGCTACTTTTTCAGCTAATCTTAAGTATGATATGCAATTATAGTATTCCGAGTCTTCCTCTGGATATACTATTTCAGATACACTAAATATTTTATCTACTTCTTTTTCTACTTCAGGATCATGGAGATATTTTTTCATAAAATAACTTAATCCTCCTAAAACAATAATACCATCATCTAAAGCATCAAGTACCTCTCCATAATTTTTATCTAAATATTGAAAAACTTCGATAATATATTTTTTTGAAAACTCTTCAACTTGTCTAGATAAATCTATTGTTTTTCCTCTGCGTTTTAAAACTCCAGTATCTAAAATTACTTGGCCTTCTTTAATTGAAATTGATATCGAATAATTTTTATATAGATAATCAACGAGATCGTAAACTATTCTAATTACGCCAGAATCTTTTACTCCTACAGCAGCACCTGCTGAAGAAGTACCGTTGATAATACTACAGAAATCTAAAGTTTCAAATCCTCCATCAAGTATTAATGCATTTCTTAACTTAACATCATTACGTCTAGAAGCTTCACGAACATTTAACCCATATTCATTATAGGTATATTTACATGATAAGCCTTGGCAAAAACAATATATATAATCTTCTTTATTTATATTTAATGTTTCATATAAATAATCTAATAATTCATCTACGTTATCATTGGTATTAAAAGCCATTGATAAACCAATAGCTAATTTATCAAATGCATTTATTCCTTCATCTCCGCCATATTTTTTTATTAAATATGACAACCATGGGGCATAAACTGCTTTTAAATCTTCAAAAGTTTCGAGTTTAAGTAAATAAGATCTAGGTACTTTTAATGCTGCAGGTCCTAATACATAATAATCCCCTCCTAATGGAAATACCATATCATCATCACTTTCAAGTGGTTTTTCAGGGAGTTTTGCTGTTGCACTAATAAACTTTTCAAATTTTATTAAACCGTTGGAATCCTTAAAAGAACACTTAATAGCAGAGAAACCAACATCAACACTTAAAATTCTCAAATTGCTCATCTTTTATAATTTTCTAAAATTTGTTCGTAAGCCTTTATTATATTCTTATCAACTTTATACTTTTTAAGATCTCCTAGAACAGTATTAGTTAGGTAATCAAATGGTACATGTGGGAGAAGTGCAGTATATCCAGATGTAACCATACCAACTGAAAAGTGTTCTGTTGGTTGATTAAGTGCTACTATAACAATTTGAGTTAATCCTGACTCTCCTGTAGTATCTTTATAAGCAAATACTAGATCTCCAGCAAGTAATGAACTATGAATACTAGCCCATAAATCATTTGCTACAGACATTGCATTTTCCCATCCCCATACTCTTCTTTTTTCTAGAAGTTCATAATCTTTTTCCGACATTTTTTCACTCTCCATCGGATTCGAGTTTTTCTTTGTCTTTTCCATCACTTAAAATATAAATTAGTATATAATAATAATCTGCTTCTTCACAATCAACTTCTTGAATTCCAACTACATCAATATTAGAATAATCTCCCCAGGTCTTTACTACTTTTGATAGTGATCCTAGAATATGTGCTAAATATTCAGGAGTATCTTGATATTTTCTAGCTTCGAATAGAATATTATAATAAATCCATTCACCAGCCTCTCGATTTCTTTTCTTTGTTTCTAAAAATCTCAATCCTATTCCTGGAGTTTTATCTATATAATCATATTCTAAGATTCGTTGGGTTAATTGATTTTGAATTTCTAATCTAGTATTTCCTTTTAATCCAAGAAGTCGTTTTATATCGTTATTGTATTCCGGAACTGCCATAACCTGATCCTCCTCGTTCTGTTTCATCAAGTTTACTAACTTCCTCTAATTCCATATGAGTTACTTCTGCACAAACCATCTGAGCAATTCTTTCTCCATGTTCTACAGTTACCTCTACAGGACTAAGATTAACTAAAATTACTCCAATTTCTCCTCTATAGTTTGAATCTATAGTGGCTGGTCCATTTAAAACTCCTAATCCTTTTTTAAAGGCTTCTCCAGATCTAGCTCTAACTTGGATTTCAGTTCTAGGGGGAAGTTGAACATATATGCCTGTAGGAACTAATTTTCTTTCTAACGGTTTTAATGTAAATTCTTCACCGATATTTCTAAGGTCCATTCCAGAATCTCCAGGCTTTGCATAACTTGGAAGTGGAAATTTTGATTTATTAATAATTTTTACAACCATGATACTGTATTACTATAAAATGTTTTATTACCTATACCTAAAAAATGTTTTTGTTCACGAGAATCAGTATATACATTTACATCCCCAATAAAGTCTTTAATAATTGTATAACACCAATCTCCATGTTCTACTAAAAAATCTGGCTTATATTTTAAAACTTCGTCAAGATAAAATACTCCAAAAGTCCCAGAATCTACACAATATCTTCCAATAGTTTCCCTCTGATTAACTAATTTTTCAAGATTAATCTGATTTTCAATTGAAGGATTATCGTAAAGATTATAGTAAGCTTCTTCAATATCATCTATGAATTTTTCAAGCTCAAGTAAGCCAAGAATATTTTTTAGTTTTGATACTTTCCATCTTCCATCTCCAACTCCAGTATCTTCCCAAATATAATTATCAGAGAATCCTACTTCTTCCGAGATAGTCATATTATTATAATTAAATCCGTTTCCCCAATCCTTATTTTCTGCAATATAGCAGGGATCTGTGATAATAATCGTTCCGTTAAAATTCATAATTTATACTTTTTTCTTGTTCTAAACTTAAATAACCAAGATGTTCCAGAAATAAACTTTACTTGTCCAATTACATCAGGTCCTTTATACATTTCATTAATATTAGTTGAATAAACATTAAATCCATAGTTTTCAGGGCCAAGACAAGTTCTAGGTTTTATCAATTCTCCAGATGCTATTAAAGATTGAAGAGTTGACATTAGATAATCATAATCTTCTGGTAATAGATAAGTCGGTTTTTCTAAGTCCTCCAGTGCTAAACAATAATAAACTGGGAGACCTAGATATACCGTTTTTCCTTTCTGTTCAAATATAAGTAATCTAGTTTCTTTTTCATATCTTACTTTAATTGGAATCGGAAAGTTTGTTTTTACTGTATTATCAGAAAACTCTACTAAGGAATTATATATTTCTAGAATATCATTTTGTAGAGTAGTCATTGTAATTAATCTTCAGAAGTTGCACAAAATACTTTAATACCCATCTGATCTAAAAGATTATAGATCTGAGTAGTAATAGCTGGTGATACAGATCCAGTAGTATTCTTAATTTTATCCATATTATTTAACAATAATGTAAATGGATTTTTAACACCACTTAATTTATTAGGATCAAACAAACCAGACTGTTCTACAATCTGCCTAAGGATAGCTGGAATTTCAAGACCTTCACCAGGAATAATTTTAGTTGCAGTTGGGTAATCATATTGCATAAAGTTGTAATCGATTACATTCCACTCTACTACATCACCTGTCGGGATACCGGTTGCATTTTCTTCATCATCAGCTACATTTTGAATCTGAACAAGATAACCAACTTGAGCTAACCAATAATTAATGCAAGAAAAATCCTTAGTACTCATTGTAGTTTCTGAATTAATAAAGCTTACTAATTCAGCGTTACCAATACTATTTTCGAAATTTGCTAAATTATTCTTTAAAAAACCCTTAACAAATTCCATAACACTTACGCCCATACCTTCTTTATCAAAACGGCTACGAGCAACACAACGGCCTACCATAGAATTCATTTCTTGGGCCGGAATAGAATACAAATTTACTTCAATCATTTTAATGTTATTTTATATAATATTTAATTCGGGGCTATCAACTAATAAGAAAATAGCCCATAAACGCTCTTCAATCAGACCTGACTCAAACAATTCTTTTTCAGATGTAGTAAAATCTCCAATAGTTAAGATAGCTTTATATATTTCTATAAAATCTATCTCCTTACCATTTTTCCAAGATATATACTGATCAACTAACCAAGATTCGAAGGGTGCATTATTCATTTGCTGATAATCAAGAATAATAAATTCATTAATTCCAAATGCATCCTTAAGGAGTTGAAAAATATCTGAAATTCTTGCTCGGTAGGAATATTTAGATACTAAGATTTTATATACTGCTTTCACTGTATCAGTATAATCTGTATCATTTCTTGTTTTTATATAATTTTTTCTTTGCTCTAAATCAAACATTTTCTATCTCTACTTCTAATGGAAATAATCTCTTAATTTCAAACAGTTTTAAATATTTATCATTATATTGATCCATAAAATCTTTCACTTCTTTATAATGATCAAATACCCAATTTCCATTAAGACTATTTAATACCTTTGATTTATCTTCAAGTTGAAATAGGTAAGTTTCAATAGTAATATCATTTCCTGAACCGTGATAGGATTTAGGAGTACTACTTATCCTTTCAATATCAAATATATCTCCCCAAATTGGATCTCTCCAATCTATATCGAGTACGTAAAATATTAATTCTCGAAGAAAAGATAATTCGAATAATTTATTAAATGAGTTTCCTGATCCTTTCCATTCATACTTAAAAGAGTTAACTTTATCTTCCAAGCCCCAAGATTTTATTAAGTCTAAGAGTTCAAGATAAAGTCTATTCCATTCTTCTTTTGGTTTTTCTACAATTATTGCTTCTTGTTTAAATTCCAATAGACTTTTCATAATAACTTCTTAAGATTGTATAACTTGCTTTCCAAACTAAATCTAAATTTCTCACTTGTAAATCTGTTTTAAGGTAAGATCTTAATTGATTATAGTAACTATTAGGATCATTTCTTTCAACACTTCCCAACAATTGATCTATATTAATCCTAGTACTTTCCCACTTAAATCGATCTATAACAAGTAATTTATTAAGATCTAGTTGTTGTTTAATATTACTAAGAGATCCTATATAATTATTCATTCGATCTAGTCTTTCAGTACACATAGGATTTCCACATTTCAAAAGACTTCCATAAACATCTTTTTCTGACATATTATAACCACAGCTACAAGTTGGCCACATAAAATCTCCATTACCTTCAGTAAAAGAATCCCCTACCATTGGAATAGTTGAATTAGCCATAATAATACTTACTATTGCTCCAGGGGTAATTTTCTTTTTTACCATTTTTCCCACACTTCCAGCACTTGGTTTTCTTACTGTACATCCTTTTACTTGAATTGGATCGATTAGAATATTAGCTGACCAAGAATCTTTTCCTTTAGCTACTTGAGAATTCCATTGTATACCTCTTACTGTAGTTTTTAAAGCTTCAGTTCCTGATCCAGCACCAGCAAATTTTAAGGCGCCGAGACATATTCCAAATTCATCATATACTACCCAACCATCATTTAAGAAGTAACCAGTTGAAGTAACTGTTTTATCTGTTTCTGTATATTCTTTATTTCCGGCGCTCATAAGTTCTTCTATAGTCCATACATCGGCAGGGGAAAATAAGATATGTCCATCAGTTTTTGAACATACAGTTTCAAACATTTTTAAAACTTCACGATAGTCTGTTTTTCTTAGTATTTGTCCTTCTATTGAATCATCAGTATAATATCTATAAGCTCTAAGAGTTAATAAATTATTTACCTCAGATTCACAATACTTAGAATTTATTAGTCCATTGGCTCTTTGTCTAGCAGTTTCAGGATCAGTATCAGAAAGTCGATTAATGTCAACTAATGCCTCTGCCTGAATTGCTACTATACCTTTCGGAAATCTTTTTGGAAGGAAGTTTATTAATTTCCAAGTTTGATCTACCCCATAGTTATCCAAATTTAAATTTCCGACTGTAACTATTCTTTTTGGAATACCAGTTGAAGAATCTAAATAAATTGCTATACTAGATCCATCATACTTTAGATCACAGTATTTTCCAGAGTTTTCATTCATAAACTCTGAAAGAGCACTTAACATAGTTTTTTCTTCAACTTTTTTCTTTTTAATTTTTTCTATATAAGAATTTTTTGTCTTAGTTCCTTTTAAGTATGTTTGATAAACATAATCTCTGACAAAAAATCCATCTTCTTGCGCTGCTCTAGCTTCTAACATATCATATACAGCATCATCCATTCCGGTAGGTACTGAATCAATATAATAGTTTTTACATGCAAGAATAAGGTCTTTCCATTTTTCTAATGATTTTTCTGTAATATTATTTGTAACACACATAAATTTATTTATTTTTTAATAGCCATCCAATCATTATATCTTGGACTTCTAAGTCAAACATTTCTTTAATATTACTAAAGTCATCTTCTGGTATAAAAGATGAGTTAGGTTTTATTGCAACTTCATATTCAACTTCTCGACGATCAGAATATCTAGTAATTATCTTATATCCAAGTTTTACTAAAAATTCTTTCATCTTATCATAATCCCAGTGCATTCCGAAAGGTTTAGACATCATCATATTACTAATAACTAAATCAGTAAGTGGACAATCTGGTAAATCTTCCGGCTCAAAATCGAAATCATCTTCTTGTTCATCAAAATTAATATTTCCTTCCTCCCCATCATAGAGAGGAAAGTCGTTATCATCTTCTTTTTTCATAATTTTTTTATTTTATTTAACCTCATTAATTAGAAAATCAAGCTTTCTCGGCTGCGTATTAAGCATGTAATTTATAATATAACTTATTCCAAAACGATCGATCATATCATCTTTTGTTTTTGATAATATATTTTCTATAAAATCAGGAAAATTTATAGAAATTTTGTCGGTTAATTCATAAGCTCCTTGAATTGTTCTATAGTAATATATCTCAGATTCAGAAGAAATTCCATTGAAATTGTATAAATCACTTTTTAAAAATTTATTAACAAATTCCACTCCAATCCTTTTATAATTATCTCCATGAGTAATCGTATAAAATAATTTCTCTCTTTTAGCTTCAAACCTATAACCTCTTAAAGAATCCTGAGAATTAATTAATTTTAAAATTTTCTCAAAATTTGGAAGTTTTGAGGTATCTGATCTATATTTTTCTCGATAAAGATATGCTAATCTAGATATATAACCTTGATATCTACCATCTGCTAAAGACATATATAACCATTCGTCACTAAATCCAATTGAAACTGAATTGGTATTACTAATTATTATCTTTGTCATAAAATAATGAAACCCCACCCTGGGATAAAATATCAAAACCAGGATGAGGTGTAGTATATTATTATTTATTAACCTTCTATTTTAGTTTCGGAAATATTATCATCAATGATTGTACAATCAATTAAGAGAATCATTGACGCTGCTGAAATAGAATTTTCAAGAGCTACTCGAAGAGATTTAGAACTATCTAAGATCCCCTCCTCAAGTAAATTACCATACTTTCGAGTCTTAGCATTATATCCAATTCCTGGTTTAGATGATTTAACCTTTTCTAGAACTACTTCTCCAGAAACTCCTGAATTGTCTGCAATTGTTTTAAGAATTACTGGAAGACTTGAGAATACAATTTCTGCACCCTCTACTTCATCTCCAACTAAAGATTTCCAGAATGTCTTATCTTTCTTCACTTCTAATGATCCTTTGTAATAGATATAACCACTTCCTAAAGAACATCCTTCAGCAATAGCACTTTTAGATGCTAGAATAGAATCTTCAATAGTTTGTTTAAGGTTCTGTTTTTCAGTTTCAGAAGCTCCTCCAGCTCTCACTACTGCAATACCTCCACTAAGATTTGCTACTCGTTTCGCAAATTTAGTTTTATCATAATCTGATATTCCAGGATCTGTAAGTTTGGTGCTAAGAATTTCTACCCTTTCAGCAATCTCTTTAGAATCACCACCACCTTCATAGATAATACATGAATCTCTAGAAATTACAACTTTCTTAGCTACTCCAAGATCCTCTTTTGTTGCTTGTGTGACTGATAATCCGTTCTCAGGAGAAATATATTTACCGCCAGTTAAAATTGAAATATCTGCCATAATATTTTTCCTTGAATCTCCGAAATCAATACCTTTCACAACACAACATCTAATTGCACCTTGAAGAGTATTCATGACAAGAGTTGTATTTACTACTTCATCAATATCATCTACTATAAACAAGAATGGACGTCCAGTAGGTACAAGCTGTTCCATTAACGGAAGAATTTGCTGCACACTAGATAATCTTTCTCCTACTACAATTACATAAGGATCTTCCATTACACAAGTTCCATCAGTAGGATTTGTAACATATTGCGGAGAAGCCCAACCACGATCAAGTTTCATTCCAGTAGTTACATCAATAGTAGTTTCAAGACCACTAGAAAAATCAGCTGTAATAATACCAAGCATTCCAACTTTCTCCATACATTCAACTACCAGATTTCCAATGGCTGGATCATTATTGGCTGAAATAGTTGCCACTTTTCTGATCTTTTCCATATCATCATTTACTGGAATTGAATTATTTTTGATATACTCAGCCATCCATTTTCCGGCCTTAAGCATACCAGATTTCACCTCATTTACATTAGCTCCAGTCCGTAATGCTTTCTGTCCTTTTTCGCACATTTCTTTGATTAATAGTGAAGTCGAACTTGTACCATCACCTGCTAATCTTTCTGTTTGAGCGGCAGCATTTTTTACAAAGATAGCTCCTGTATTCTGAAGTTGATTCTTAAATGAAATCGACTTAGCAACAGTAGCTCCATCTCTTGACACCTCTGGACCTGTAAATCCTGAAATACACACGGCTTTACCTGACGGGCCAAGTGTTTTCTTAATTGCCTCTACTGATTTTTTTACACCTTCAATAATTTCGGCCTGAGTTTCAAAGCCGTGATTAATAATTTTTCCTTCTGACATGTTTCGTTTTAATTAAAGTACTACAATAATTTCATTTAAAGTTATAACACGATATTCTGTTCCATCTTGAGTAAATGATTTTCCTGTGTTTGGATAAATCAAGATAGTATCACCAGGTTTTAATACTCCCTCGCTAACTTCTTCACCTACTCCAATAACCTCAGCTTTTTCACATTCACTCGCAGGAACAACAAAATTTCCTATCTTTTGAGTCATAGTATCTTTTTTATCTACTATGACCAATACTTTAGATTGAATTACTTTCATTTTTATTGATTTTATTTTAAATTTTTACTCATATATAAGAAAATCACCCTTAGAAATCACCCTTTTTATTGATTTGGAGGAGAAAAAAGAGCCCAACCCACTATAATCACTACAGGAGGTTGGGATTAATTTTATTATGAATTTATTAAATTTATTGCCTATTAACCAATTGGAGTTAATAGAAGAAATGAAATTTATTTTTGCTCTTGTTGTTTGTAATATTCTTCAAGTTTATCAGGATATTTTTCTTTAAAGTCTGAAAATTTAAACCAATATGAATTATTATATAAGGATTCAGTATTTAATTTTTTATCTTTATTTAAGATTCTCCATACATTCTGGTGAAATAACCCATCTTCTCTAACATTTCCAATACTTTTATATATTTTTATAATCTCATGATTCCGATTAGTTCTTATTATTTCATTTCTAAATAACTTAACAACTAACTTTGGTAAATTATTTGTTTCTTTATTAAGATAGTATTCATCTAATTTATCTGGATATTCCCATTCATCTAGGCTAGTCCAATAATAATCAAAGTATTTACCTATAGCAGAATAAGATGTCCTTGTTTTATTACGATTTACTGCAGCAGATACTGAAGATTCAGAAAATCCATCTTTTATAACATCTTTTACTGAATCATAGATTTTATATATTAAATAGTCTTTATCATGACAAATAATCTTTTTACTTCTCTTAGTTTCTCTAGGAATATATTTTATTATATTAGAAATTGCTCCTTTTTCATAAAATTTTTGAATACTATTCGAATATAAATTAATAGCATCGTTGTAATACATCCAGTAATATTCTCCATATAATGTTTTATTCTCTATACTCCTTCTAAGATACTCTGGATTAAATCCATCTATTTTAATAGAGGATATTGTATTATATATTTTACAAACATTGAAGTTTTTATCAAAACATACTATCTTTGTTCCGGAATCATTATATTCTAATACAGTATTTCTTTCTAAAGGTGTTAAATTTAATTTTGGTAGATCTTTTAATGAATAAAATTCATTTAATTTTTCTGGATAATTAATTTTAAAATCTTCTAATAAAGAAAATTTATATCCTCTAGAAGTATTGTAATCTCCTTTTACAGTACTACTAACAGAAGTGTGATTAAAACCATCCATTTCAGTTTCTGAAATACTACTATATACTCTATAAACTTTATTATTTAAATCATGACAAACAACAGGATATGAGATAGAACGTATATATTTTTCTCTTAACTCAGCAGAAAGGGTAATATTATATTTCTCTATTACTAATTTTCGCTCGGATGTATATACTGAATTTACATTAATCATACAAAATAGAGCAGATAATATTTTATTATTATCTGATTGAATTCTATATAATAAAACGTGTGCTATTATATGTTCTAAAGCAGAAAGAAGTACGTAATTATAGTTCTCATCTTCACCTGACATACACCTAGGTAAAATATGATGTTTCTCTGTATAAAATTCGATTTTTCCTCGTTTTAATCCTCTCTGAAGGGCTTGATCTATTAATTTACAGTAATCTTCTAGATATTCCTCTTCAGTTCTCCCATCTAGAATCATCTCATTAAAATCTTTTTCATCTAGGTAACTACTATACTTCATCCCTGGATTTTCGGTAGATTTTATACCTTCTATTGGTTTAGATTTCATAATTAAAAAATATTTAAAATAATTATAAACCTCATAAGAATTTTACTAAAGGGAAATTTCAGGTCAATAAAGTTTGCAACCTTTACTAATCTTACTTTTTCCCTATTCTTATGAAATCTAAATAAAAAGAACACTAGATTAATTTATAATTTTATTTATAAATTTTTCTAATGTTCTTCATATATTAGGTTTTAATCTTCCTTAAAACGCAAAAATTCACTTTAAGGTCTATTAAATGGAGTTGGTCCAGAAACAGTCTGTCGTATATTAATATTGTTTCCTTGTTGTAGCCCACTTCCATGTTTGTATATACTCTGTTGAGCTTGATTATATTGAATATTATAGTTATTAATCATTAAATCTATATCTGCCTCAGAAAAACATCTTTTCTCTTGAATCATTCTTATATCGTCATATACTTTCTTTGGTAAACTTCTAAATCTACCATTCTGAAGTCTTATATTATAATCAATTATATTTGTTTCTCCACGTCGATTTTTCGTAATTGTTGATATTCCTAGGTTGTTAGGGTTGGGTTTCTCACCGCCCTTAGAGCGTGTTATAATAAAATCTACCACATCAACCTTATGGCTAGACCCAGCTATATAAGACATATCTAATACTTCTTGACTATATGCTCCAATTTTTAACTGAGACAATATAAATACTAACTTTCCCATTGCAGTTAACTCTGTAAGCTTATCATAAATATCTCCGAAAGATTTATACATAGATCCATCCTCTCCACCGTGAGCGTTTTTAAATCCCGCATCATACATTACTAAATTTAATATGGTATTAAATTATTAGACTATATCATCTATTTTTCATAGTTATACATTTAGTCGTTGAACAAGTAACTAATATTCCTTGATGCTGATTTATGTCTTACATTTTCCAGCATTTTAGTATAATTTTCTTAAATTTTATTATTTAAGCGACTAAGCAATTAATCGATAAACAGGATTTTATAATCTTTGGTTTTCATGAATTCTATATATTCATCTACTGAAATTTTTCCAGCTGGTAGTATAGTTATACTAAGATTATCTCCAATCATTTGACACATACTATTGTATATAGGTCCTATGTTTTGAGATACTTCATTAAATGACAATCCTGTAAATTGAGCTCCTAATCTGATAATCATTATAAATTTAATTTTCATTAAACTATTAGACTATATCATCTATATTTTTATAGTTCTATATTTAGTCGTTGAACTCTATCTCTTAGATAAAAGATAGAGATGCTAATTCTATTTTATTCTAATAGTTCTAGCATTTTAATAGAATTTTCATAGATTCTTATATCTATGCTTCATTCGTTTAAAGTCTTTCATTTTAAGATCTCCAAGAGCTAAATAATGTACTTTATAACCTTGTAAACTCATGTTCAATGCCTCCTGCATGGATAAAAGAGACTTTCCAACTCCTGGAGGCATTGCGATAAGTCCGAGTTGTCCAAATTCATAAGCTCCGCATGAAAAGCAATTATTTATCCATTCAAATTTACTAGGTACACCACCTTCTGCCTGTTCAGCGATGATTGAATTAATATCTATTTGTGTAAATCCAATCTCACTAAAATTATCTAGATCAGCAGTAGTTTTAACATTTATATTTTTCACAAACTTAACATATTCTTCTGGATTTTGAGAATAGAGTCTGTTTGCTTTTTGAAGATTAACTGAATATATTACATCAGTTAAAATCTTTCTGGCTGGTTCAATTTGACTTTTTGTATATTTTTTCCATTTTATAATTTCATTCATCACCTCTTGAGTCTCTTGTGGAGTTTTCTGAGATCTAAATAAGATACTCCTAAATAAAGGCTCATCTATATTTTCTAGAGGATAAGTCTTTATAGCATCCACGAGTTGAGAGACCATACCATTTCCGGCTGTTTGTGGATTAGTCTGAAAATAATATTGAAGATCTAATATATTATTTTTAGCATCCTGAAATAAATATTGATTAAAACAGCTAAAAATCAAATCAAATACACTACCATTATCCATACTATATTTTTAAAGATTTTCTTCATTAATAACTATATCTTGAATATCACAATACTTATAGTAGTTATGTAATAGTTCATCTCTTTGTTCGAATCCTTTTGTATATACCGGGATTCTTTTCGGTATTTTAGGTTTTAGTGCAAGAACGTTCATATTAGTTCCTCTTGCTGTTCGTCCTAGTTGTTGAAGAACCGATCCAGCGTTGATATTAGAAACTAGTAATATATTTTCTAATCCAGGAAGGTCTAGTGCTCTAAATCCTGCGGCGGTACTAGGAATTATATCTACCATTCCATTTTTAATATATTCGCATGATTGTTGAAGATCTAGGTTTGTTTTATTTCCAGACAAGTCATAATAAATATATCCTTCGCCGCAAATTAAGAGCACTCTAAATACTCCAATAAAAAAGTTATCTATCCAAGTTGAAATAATATTATTTAAATTATTTATTGGGATATATAATTTAGGATATTTTTTTGCTATCTTTACAATCAATTCACATACTCCAGGATCAACCCAAATTTTTGACATTATTGTATTATAGACATTATTATCCTCATTAAAATCCTCTTCTGTAAATTTAATATTATTTAAAGCGATAGTATTTATGTGGATACTATTTATTTTCAGACTAGTAGGCATTCTATAAACTAATGCTGGTCCGAAATATTTAATTAAATCCTTGTTTCTTACTACTGTTTCCGTAATTCCCTGTGCAAATGTGATCATAACTCCTGAATCTCGATCTGCAGTTCCAGAAAATCCATACATAACTTCAGCATTCACTAGTCTATCATATATCCATTCACCAGAAGGATTAATAGTATACTCTACTTCATCTACTAGAATCCAATCGAATTTCTTAAGTTTCTCTTCCTCTAAAATACATAGGTCTGGATCTTTTATTTTCTTTTGATTTAGAAATCCTGAAGTAATTATACATCCAAGATCTCCATCTATTGATGTAGGTAATTTACCACCAAATCTAGACTCGTATCTTTTTACAATTTCATCTTTCGCTTTTTTTCCTGGAGTTATAACTAATACTTTTTTTCCAAGTTCATTATGTGCATAGTTTATAAGAGTTGCTATAGTTTCAGTTTTACCATATCCGGTATTAGTTTGAATAATTGCTCTCTTATATTTTAACACATGTAACATATCTTCATTTTGATAATCCCTAAGATTTGGAAATGGATAGGTTCGATAATAATCTGCAAATATTGTTCTAAGAATTGTATTATAATCCGTATCTGATAGGATTGGTTTAAATACATTAGCAATATAAGCTGCCCATCCCATTCCTAAGATAAAAGTATATATTCCTTTCTTAGGTCCGCATGATCTAGGGTTATCATAAAGTTTTGCTATTTCTTCAGTTGTATTCCAAGATTTCAACCAAGGGGAATACTTAGTTACTTTTCTTTTAAATTCTAAAAGACATTTTACACTAGGGTCATCGGTTTTTATTACTATTTTATTTATAGTATTATCTATCGATGCTGTTATCATTTTATTTAATCCATTGTAAATTATTTCCAGCCCTAAGTTTTCGTTTCATACATTCTTCTGGATCTTCTCCATTAGATTTTATGATATTAATAGGGCAATAATCTATTCTTTTTCTTATTTTTTTAGCCACACTCATAGATTTTTCAGTATCATCTAAGTAACATAAAATTTTTTCAGGAACGTACTCACTAAGAAAATCTAATTGATAATCTGATATAGAACTTCCCAAAACTGCAAAAGGTATATAATCAGGTGCCATAATTAAAGCAGCTATAGCATCATATACCCCTTCCACTACTATTATTTTTCTTAGACCTTGACCATGATCTATTACATAAGGAGGCTTTGCTGATATTTGTGGGAAAAGATATCTAATTTTTGTCTTTCCAGAAAATCTAATCTGGTAATAAAATACTTCCCCATGATATTTAAATGGCATTACTACATTTCCATCAACAAATTTAAAGTCTAGGAGTTTATAGATGTCGTTCATAAAAGGATGTCTACTCATTAGATAATCATAGCCTCTTTGATCAAAATTATCAAATTCATTCCAGTATTTATCTAATGTCCATATAGGATCTTCTGTAAGTTTAACTACATTTGGATGACCTGAATATCCATAATACAATGACATAAAATCAGGTACTTTAAATGATGTATCAACTTCATCAGACACATGTATATAGGCTCGATTACATACAAAACAAGTACCAACAGTTAAGTCAGTTTTTATATATAATTTATGTTTTGTATGTCCAGAATCTCTACAAAATGGACAATGAATAATATAGTGTCCTGTTGAATTTGCATGAGGTTCTACTTCTTCCATACTAGATACTCCATAAAAATCTTTAAGAAGTTCTTCGAAGTTACAAAACACTAATACACGTCCATCTTTTAATTTTACTTCTTTATAGTCTACCATAATTTTTATAATGAAACTGACATGATAAAATACTTTCCTTTCTCAGTCCATCTTCTTTGATTGTGAGGTTTTCCATCCTTCCCAACAATCATTACATCTTTTGTTAATCCAAGAGTATCGTAAGGAGATCTTAGGAACCATTTATTACCTTGATGATATATAATATTCTTTGCTTCTAGAATACTATAAATATCTTTGCTAGACTTACATAAATTTAATCCTTTCGTAATTTCAGTCATAGTATATAGACTTTCTGAGGTAGAAAGAACCAGATTTGCAAAGGTTACTAAATCCTTTTGGGAA